GGTCTCAAGCGGGATGCTGACCGGCTGCACGCCGTCGGTGTCGTCGACCTGCCAGTCGAGGCCGAACTCCCACTGATACCAGAGCCGCGCGCGGTCGAGGTCGAGATAGCGGGCGCCCGTGAAGTAGACGCCGCGCGTCATGTTGCAGCCCGGCAGCAACAGATTGAGCACCGAGCGAAACAACTGTGCTTCGATCGTATCGAAGTCCATCACCGGCTTCTGGCCGCGCCGGTCCTGCTGCGCGTCGAGCTCGACGGCGACGCCGACGCCCTTCTGGATGATCTGGATCAGGCCGTTCCAGATCAGGTTCGGCCCGGCCTCCTGGGTCAACGGCAGGACATAGGCGGCGGGCAGCGGCATCGAGGTATTGTAATCGCGCAGGCCTTTGTAGAACTCGGCGGCGCCCGCGACGCGGCCCTGAAACACCGGAGCATTGGCGCGAAGCTGCTCGATGAAGGTGCCGATGATCACTTCGTCTGCTTCCAGGTCAGCCCTTGCGTCATCGCCTGCTCGACGCGGGCGTTGAGCGCCTTCGCCGAGCGGGCCATGACGGCATCGAGCGAGGGGCGCGCTGCCAGCACGCGCGATCCGCTGCCGTGCTTCGCGCGGCGCGCCCGTTTCGTGCCGGGTCCGCCGCCTTGCGCGCCGGCTTCGAGAAACAGCGCGTAAAACGCCCGCTCGCGGACCGCGAAGCCCTCGCCGGAGGGGTAGACATACGTCTTGAGCGAGCCGCGCAGCGTGTTGGTCACGCGGACCGGCGGCTGTCCCGGCGCCGAGGCGCGGTATCCCATGCCCGACTTGTAGCCGCCGCGATATTTGCCGCCGCCCATGCCGCGATAGACGCGGCCGGAGCCCGACGACTTGTTGATGAGGCGTGACGTCTGGGTGCGGATATCGTTACCGGCCGCGCGCATCAGCTTCTTGAGTTCGCGCTTGTCGAGCGCGACGTTGCCCCAGTTGGTGACCGTCAGTTTGAGGTCGCTCACCAAAGTCCCCAGCGCGGCCCGCCGATCGCGCCCGCGAGCAGCAGGATAATCAGCACGAGCAGCACGAGCCCAAGCGGGTTGCCGTAGCCCACATATCCGGCGCGGTAGCCCCAGCCGCCGCCGAGCAGCAGCACGAGCAGCACGATGATCAGGATGGTGGTCATGTTAAGTCCCAAAGGGTGTCGCCCCCCTCCCACTCCGTGCCGCCCTGATCCCAGGTCGAACCCGGCGGCGTGTAGGGTTCCGTCAGCATCGCATCGCGTGTGCTGTCGCTGTCATCCGGCGTGGTCCGCGAATGCTCTAGCTCGCATTCCATCTGCAGGAACCGTTTCCGCCCGGCGACCTCTTTCGTCCGGCGCACCCGGTAGAGTTCAGTCCGCATGTCGCCCGTGTCGGGTCGCGTCGTGGAGCGGATCACCACGTCGATCGTTTCGGGATAGTCGGCCCAGCGAATGGCGATCATGTGCGTGATCGGCGTATCGACCTGGGTCGACTGATAGAACGTGCTCGCGTAGGTCGGTTGAATGTCGGCGTGCACGGTGGCGATCGGCACCAGATGCTCGATCAGCGCCATGTCGTCGGCCGGTGCCTGATCGCGGCGGTAGAGGGTGACAAGCCAGCGCAGCGCGCCGATGCCATTGGAGCCCAGGAGCGCACCCGAGGGATTATCCGGCAAAGGTCCAGAGCCTGTATGGCCACATGAGCGCCTTCGCGGCGGGCGGCATGTCGCCTCCGGCGTCGCCGCGTTGCTCGTAGAGGAACGCGGTCAGTAGCAGGATCGCGGAGCGGATCGGCGCCGGCACGGCGGCCGGATCGGCGGCGTCATAGCCGGAGGTGTAATCGATGATCATGCTCTGCTGCGGGATACGCGGCAGCAGTTGCGGCTTCACCGCGACATAGGCGGGCTCGACACCGAGATTGACGTCATAGTCGGCGGGATCGGCCACGGTCATGTCACCGAGCGCGCCCCAGGTGATCTGCTCGACGGAAACCGTCGGCGCGCGCGGCAGTTCGATCGGGCGCTTGACCAGCGGCGGCCAGTTCAGCGGGAACACGATCAGCGATTGCGGCACCAGCGGCGTCGCGGTCGGCGGCGGCGCCCAGGTGACCGAATAGCGCAACACCTGCGTGAACAACGCGCGGTTGAGCCACGTTTCGGCCCAGGTCCGCGCGGTGGTCACGTACATCGCCACGAGCGCGTCATCATAGTCCGCGTCGATCCGGCAATGCTGGCGCGCGAGGGCCGTGGTGATCGGCTCGGTCCCCGGCGCCTCGATGATACGCAGCGAGGCATACACGCTACTTGCGGACCACGCCGCCCGGCTGACGCTGGGGCGTCGCTGGCGCCTCGGACCCGTCCTCCGTGGCGGTCGCCACCGCGGGCCCGGCCGGCACGAACAGTTGCAACGGTTCGGCCAGCCGCCGCGCGTGGAGGTCGCGCGCGGCGTCGAACGGCACGGCGATCAGCTCGCCGGCCATGTAGTGGGCGAACCGGCGCACCGTCCGCATGTGCACCAGCGTACCGGGGATGACGTCGCTCATCGGCGGCGCCTGGTTTCGTGTTCGGGCTCGGATCGGGTGCCGGCGACCACCACGCCGTTCGACGGCGGCGCGGCGGTCGCGCCGTTCGCGTTGGTCGCCGTGACGATACAGGTCACCGTCGTCCCCGCGTCACCGGGCGTGACCGTGTAGGTGTTGGCGTCGGTGCCGATCGCCCCGCCGTCGCCCTGCCATGCGTAGGCATAGGCGGTCGGCGAACCGATCCAGTTGCCCATCGTGCAGGTGAGCACGTCGCCCGCCTGCTGTACATGCGGCACATCGACGTTGACCGGCGCCGATGTGCTCGCATCGCCCGCCACCACCGCGCCCGAGTCGATCAGCGCCTGCGCTTCCTCCGGCGTGAAGGCGGCGACCTCGCCCTCCATGTAGCTGAGGTGCTGAGACGTGAACGTCACGACGGTGTCGCGCGGCGCGGCCCCTTCGTCCCCGACCTCGGCTTTGGGTTCGGCTTTCGGTTCCATTGCCATTGATGTCCTCCCTTTATGCCGGGTCTTTGAGCGTCGGTGGCGCGTTCGCGCCGGTCGCCAGGGCGGGCCTGATGGCGGCGGCCTGCGACCACGTGGGGTTAAGCGGCTGGGTCGAGTAAGGCGCCCCAACGGCCCCTGGAACGCCGGAGAAGGCCCAGTCCTGGGTCAGCAGGATCGCCAGCGATTGCAGATGCCGCATGTTGCAGTCGTGCTCGGCGATGACCCGGAAGAGCGACTGATCGCGCTGGAACGAACTGATCATCCCGGTGCCGTCGTTGTAGGCCGCGACGTCCGAGGCATCGACCACGACATTGTAGGTGTCCGCGATCACGAAGTCGGCCATGTCGACGAAGTAGATTTCCGACGCCTTGGTAAAGGTGGTCATCACCAAGTTCGTTGGTATCTGCTGCGTCAGACGTACCGGGTAGCCTTCCAGCATCCCGCGCGCCATTTCGTCCTTGAAGTAGAAGCCGCCGACACTGTCACGCGCCACCGAGATGAACCGGGCGACCGTCGGCGCCATGATCCAGGTCGGCCGGATCATCCGGCTCATGCCGTTCTGCAACTGCAGGAGGGCCGCCGAGAGACCGGCGAGGATCGCGGTCACCGCGTCGCCCGGCGCCGGGGTCGCCGGCATCGCGGTTACCGTGATCTTGTTCGCCGCGAGACAGAGGTTTTTCATCCCGACCGGGCCTTTGTCGGTGCCGTCGCCGCGCAGAAACGCGAGGTCCTCGCGCCGCGCGATCGTCTGCACCAGATCGTCGCGCACGATCTCCTCGACACCGATCGGCGAGCGGCGAATGAGATCGTTGCTCACCGGCACCATCGCGGTCAGCTTCTTGGCGACGAAGTTGACGTCATCGAACCGCTCTTGCGAGATGCCGATGTCGTCGAGTTCGTTCTGATAGGCGGCGGTCGCGCCACCCGCGAGACGCGGAATGGTCAGGTTGCCCATAGGCATTCCGACTTCCATTGGCCCGGCGCCGCGTACCGCCGTCATCGCCCGCAGCAGTTCGATCAGGTCGGCCATGAAGTCCTGCGGGATCAGCGCGCCGCCTTCGCCGGTCACCGAGCCGTTCAGCGCGCGGGCCACGAGGTCGTCACCGAAACGATTGGCCACGAACTCGGACGCCTTTTCCAGCGAGACGCGATGGAATGAAGCGTGCATCAGCCCGAGCACATAGCGCGCGGCGTGGATGCCTCGCTTGTC